CTCAAGGACATCTACACCCGCAACCACATGTACGTCTTCCCGACGGACGCAGGTTTCGGCGGCCCGGCCAGTGCGGCGGTGGACATCAGCGGCAACCCGTTGCTGGCCTTGACCGACGAAAAGATCAGCGGCAAGCCCGCTCGCGTGAATGACCTGTTCCGCGTGGTGCACGACTACTTCGGCCATGCCAAGCAGGGCGTGGGCTTCCGAGCCGGTGGCGAAGAGAACGCATGGCAGCAGCACGCGTCTATGTTCTCGCCGAAGGCCCGCGATGCGATGACCACAGAAACCCGTGGCCAAAACTCGTGGGTGAACTACGGCCCTTATGCGAAAAAGAACCTAATCGCATCACCGGCTGATACGGAATACGCACCCCAGAAAATCGGATTGCTGCCGCCTTGGGCCTCGGTTGAGGGCTACATCGGCGGGAACCTACCCTTCTTGCTGGATTGAAAAAGGGCCCCTCGGGGCCCTTTCTCATACCGTAGCGGTGGCTGGCGCAGGCTGCGCTGCAAACTCCCCCGCGTTGTAGAGCAACTCCAGACCAGACAAGCCGCGCTGGCCGTTGATCGGGTTGCGCCAGCGCATGATGCCTTGGCGGTTCAACAAGTTGTTGGCCAGCCAGCGCTGGGTGCGTGGGCTCTCGTTTTGGTCTTCGGCCCACTCGCGCCATGCCTCGAACAAAGCGCCAGTCTGCACGTTGGCGTCGTGGCGCTGAACGCAGCGCTCTTCCAAGAAACGGCCGACCGGATCCTCGTCCACAAAGTACTCGTCGGTGGCTGCGCGCACGATCGTCGGCAGCTGCAGGCCGTTGGCTTGCCAAGACAAGCAGCCCTCGACCATCCACTGCATGATTTGCGGCAGCTCTTCCTTGAGCTTGCGCTCCAGCTCGCGATCCGGGTTCTTCGGCGTGACAGTGAAGGGCACCATCTGCAGACGGCGCTTCATGCCGTTGTCGAGGTTGACCAGACGTGGCTTGTGGTTGCCCATGACCACGAGCTTGAACTGCGGACGGTACTCAAACGAGCCTTGGTGCATAAAGCGAGCCGTCACGATGTCGCCGCCGGTCACTTGCTTGACCAGTGCCTCGTTCCACGTCAAGCCCTCTTGCGTCTCTGACGCGATGACCAGACGGGCGCCGCGCAGACGGGCCAGACCTTCCGGGTGAGCGTTGTCAGAACGTGCCGAGAATGTGTTGCTCGGTGTGTTCATGGCGTAGTCGCCCAGCGCGGCCATGATCGTATTGACAAACACCGACTTGCCGTTGCCGCCCGGGCCCCAGATAAACGACATCTGGTGCTCTTTGGTCGACCCGGTGAGGGCATACCCGGCCAGCTGCTGAAGGTAGCGCTGCAGCTCCTTGTCGCCAGCGGTGGCCTCGTCCAAGAAGCGCTCCCAGACAGGAGCCGGTGCTGCCTTGGGGGCCACAGCGGCCATGCGGGTGTGCAGGCCCTTGGGGCTGTGCGGGTGCAGCTCGCCGGTCTTGAGGTCGACCGTGCCGGACGGCGTGTTGAGCGCATACGGGTCGGCATCAAACTCCCCAGCCGAAGCGCGCACCCGCTTGTCCGAGGCGCTGTATTCGATCACGTTGCGCACTACGCGGTTGCTGCACAGGCCCATGGCCACGCCGCGCTTGGCCTTGTCCAGATCGGGATCGTCGTTGGCCTCTTGCGCGATGACGCGGGCAGTGCGGGCGATGGCCGAGTAAATGAGGTTTTCCTCGTCCTTTTGCCAGCGGCCGTCGCGGTAGAAAAGCCAGCCGCCCATGGGCTCGCAATAGCGGAAGTTGCCGCCATGCTTGTTCACGGCGCGGCGGGAGACCGCAGCGTCGGAATAGCGAACCGGGGCCGTGCCTTCGTCCGTGTCTTCAGCCGGGATCGAATTTTCGGCCATTACAGGCGTTTCGGACACCGGGGGTGGGGGTAGTAGCCCCTCGGTGCCAAAGTCGTCGGCAAAGTCCGCGTAGCCGTACGCACGGGCCGTTGTGGCCAGATAGTCCCAGCCCAATTCGTAGGGAGGCACCATGCGGGCCCAGTCCGAGGCCACGACTTCGGGCTCGTTGGCCGGGTGCAAGTCGTTGCCTTCCCAGCGCAAAGCCCATTCGAGGAACAGATCAAAGCCGTCCTCGCCGACCGACGCCTTGATGGCGTAGCCCATGCGCAGGTAGTCGTCACGGCCGGGGAACGCCTCGTTGGTGTTGGGGATCAGCTTCACAGCCTCGGCGCAGGCCTCAAAGCTGGGCGCCTGCAGGCCGCTTTGGCTCACGCCGTCACGGTCGATGGACGTGGAGCCGTTGCCCTCGCGGGAGGCCACGTAGCCCAGCAGGTCGGCGGCGGCTTCGATGTCCTTGAAAAACAGGTCGACGTCTTCCGGCTTGACGGGGCACAGGGTTTGCGGGTTGACGGCGTGCAAGGCCGTGTCCCAGCCGTACTGCGCGCCGCTCGGGTGCGTGCCTGATACGACGTACTGCTGCCCGTCGCCCAAGAACTCCAGCAAGTGCTTTTCGCCGGTGAGCGAGTCCGTCAGCCAAAGGCGCATGCGGCCAAACGGCAGCTCGGTGCGGTACACCAGCAGACGCTTGGGCGCGCGGCCTGTGCGGATCGGCGCGGGGCCGAGGTGCAGCAAGGCGGCGTCTTCGATGACCTGCGCCAGCGACGCTTCGGTCACGTCGATGTCGAGAGCGGGGAAGTTGTCGGCCTTCAGGCCAATGTTGGCGCCGTGAGCCATCCACGTCTCGGCGTGCGCACGGAACACCTGCAGCTTGCGCCAGTCGTACCCACCCCAATGGCCGTCACTGTTGCGACGTGCTGGCGCCTTGCCTACGGCGTCGGGCGGGATGTTGGAACGATCGGAGAGCTTGGCATTAGGTGGGGAAACGCATACGAGGTGGGTATATCCGGCATCAAACAGCTGCAGCGCTGTGGTCTTTTGCATATCTCAATCCTTGCGATAACGGAGCCCGGCCCAGCCGGAGGCGGTTACAGGGCAGCCTTCGGCCCAAGCTGGGGTAAGGGACATGATTGTCTCAAGTTCTTGCGCATCTGTCACCTTATGTGTTGTTTCTGTGATGATTTCGTCGTGCACGCTTAGTAAGGGTAAGTACTTACCGCCTGCCTCAAGGCGCAGCATCGCGTCGGCCATGAGGTCTCGGGCTGTGGCTTGCACCACGTTTTCCATCAGCAGGCCGCCGTACAGGCCGCGCTTGCTCCACTGTTTGGTCTTGGAGTTGACCGACCAAGCCTCTAGGTTATACACCGACTTGGCGGGATCCCATGGCGCGGGCTTTTCGACGATCTTGGGCTGGCAGTAGGCCAAGCGACGGCCAGAAGGCAGCTTCAGCCACAGGAACCCGCCCGAGAATTTGAACCGGATCCGGCCGCCAAGCGCTTCAGTGACCCGGCCCTTGTAGCGCACGGCCTCCTTGGCTGCGGTCTCCAGATCCTTCCAGCCCATGACGATGGCCGGACTGGCCGCGCGCCACAGCTTGACAATCTCGGGCAGCTCGGCGTCGTCCAGCCCCATGTCGTAGGCGCCCATGGTGATAAGCGCGTTTTTGCCGCCTTGGAAGCCCAGCGCCAGCTCGGCCACCTTGCCTTTTTGGCGCAGGCCGTAGTTGGGCTGGCCCTTCTTGATGGTCTCAAACGGCACCTTGAACATCTGCGAGGCCGAGGCTTCGTAGATCTTGCCGTGCGTGCGGAACACTTCCATGCGCCACTCTTCGCCGCACAGCCAAGCGATCACACGCGCCTCGATGGCCGAATAGTCGGCAGCCACAAGGGTGTGGCCGGGGCGAGCGCGCAGCATGGAGCGCAGCTGCAGGGCCACGACTTCCAGCGCCGGGGCATAGAACTCGATGTCGTCCACGCGGGCGTGCAGGATGTCGTCGATCCAGTCCTCGGGGTTGTGCCACTCGGGCATGTGCATGGAGCGAGCCGGGAAGTTTTGCGGCTGCACCAGACGCCCGGCCCAGCGGCCAGTGCCTGCGCCCCAGTACAGCAGCAAGCCGCGCAGCTGGTCGTCGTGGCAGACGGCGCGCAGCATGGCCTCGATTTTCTTGACGCTGGACTTGCCGGTCTCGGCGCGCAGCTCAAGGGCCTCGCGAATGTTGGCCGGGAGATCCGGGTCATCCAGCAGCTTGGCCACGTCGGCCTTGCGCAGCGTCTCGACCTCGCGGCCTTGCTCGGCCATCCAAGCCTGCAGCGACTTGAGCTTCGTGACGGACGTCACCTCGCCGTCGGTGATCTCTTCCATTTTCTGGTTTGCCTTCTTGGCCACGCCGTCAGACAGGGCCTTGGCGGCTTGGGCCAGCGGACGGTCAAGCATGACGCCGCGATCGTTGGCACGTTGATCCATCAGCCACACTTGGCGCTCGTAGTCGGACAGGCGCTGCACTGCGGCCGTGATGCCCGCCTCGGTGCGCACGTCCTGCTTGCAATAGGCGAACAGTCGGGCCTTGCGCTCGTCGTCGTCCCACCACACGATGCGGCCGTCGTCCAGCGTGGCGCGCGGCTTGCTCATCTGCAGCATCAGCCGGTGCCCGGCCTTGTCTTTTTGCTGCACGAGGCCCAGCACGCGAGCCGAGTCGTCCAGATTGCCGGGCAAGTTCATGGCGCGCACTTCAGCGGCCGTGCATGTCCAGCGCTCCAGCTCGATGTCCGGCAGGCCGTACTTTTCGGCCATGACGTGGCGCCAGATCACGCGCTCAAATGGCGCATTGAAAGCGCGAAAGGTTGTGCTCTTGTCAGAAACCAAGCCGCACAGCGCATCAAACGCGTCGGCGTTGTCCACTTCAGCGTCGAAGCCGGAGAGCGGGTATGGCGTCCACAGCAGAGGCTCGCTCTGGCCGGGGTACTGGAATGCCAAGCACCACACGTCGGTGCTCGGGTCTTGGGCGTAGCGGTACGCGCCGGTCTTGCGAAGGTCGGCTGCGCTACGGGTCTCAAAGTCGATTGACGATTCAAAGCTCATACGTTCCTTTTCGGTACAACGAGAAAAGGGCCCCCGAAGGGGCCCCACAAAAGAAGATCAGAGATCTTCGAGGCTGGCCGCAGCTTGCGGATCAGCGATGAACTCGTCCTCAGCGTTGACGCGGCTGTCAATGCGCGCGCCGTCTTTGGTCTTTTGCACGTTGCCCAAGCCGAAGGCCACGCTCTTGGAGTCGGAGCGGTCGGTGGCGTAGGCGTGCAGCGAGGCCTTGACGTAAGCGCCGGGGTAGATCATGGACGGATCCGTGATCTTGGCGGGCTTGCCATCTGGGCCAGCGTAGATGCTCACAACGCCGGGAGGGGTCTCGTAAGAGCGGGCGTTGATGTAGGCGATGACCTTGGGCTCGCAGCTGGAGTACTTGTCCACGTCATAGCGGATGGCCCACTTGAACGAAGGCGACTTGCGCAGGCTGTCGAAGCGGTTTGCGAACTTGGCGCGCGCAACTTCTTCGGCTTCCTTTTCGGCTTGGGCCAAGAAGGCTTTGCCAGCAGGGGTGTCTTCGATCAGCAGGGTCACCGACCAGACTTTTTTGCCTTGATCGTTGATCTCGGGCTCAAACAGTTTGGGGTAGGAGGCGCGGCACTCGGGGGTGATAAGACGTGTCATGGGTTGCTCGATTCTTCGGTTGAAAATTCATCGGATGCGGCCAGTTTGGCTGCGGGTTTGCTGCTGCTTTCGGACACGAGGTTGTACCCGGAAGAGACAGAGGCCACGAGATTGGCAGGCAGGTTTTTCTTGCCGACCAGCTTCTCGATCTGGGCCACGGATTGGATCTCCGGGGCCGTGTAAAGGTCGGACTCGGAGAGACCCGCGTCCAACAGTGCCCAAGACTTCACCTCTTCGAGATTCGTCCATACGCGAGTAGCGCGCTTGGGCACCAGCTTCATGCCGGGGATCTCCTGACCCGATACTGCACGGGCGTATAGGAGAGCCTCGGCTTCCTTGACCCAAGAGGCCAAGATGGCCAGCTTAGGCTGTACCACGGCCAAGGCCGCAGTGATCTCGTCATTCGATCGGTGCGTGAGCTTTTCGCCCTTGCCAAAATCGGTGATGACGGTGAACTCTTCCTGTGCCACGGCCAGCGCTCGGTCGGCACGGGCAGGGCAGCTACCGGCTGCAGCGCAGAAGACGCAGTGGTCACCCGGGACGGCCGGGGCCTTGGGGTCTTGCGCAGCGTTTGCCGCGTCCACGATGTCGGCAGCGAAGTCCAGCAGCTCGTTGATGTCCACGGTCTCGCTTCGCACTGGGCCCATCGGGTGATAGGCGCGGGGCTGGGCGATAACCATCTGCACCTTGTCGATGCCTGCCACTTGCTCGGGTGTGAGAGACAGCAAAGCACCCAGCGCGTAATAGCGCGTTTGCTTGTTGCCAGTGACCTCGACCACTTTGCCCTTGCCGTGCTTGTAGTCGAACACGATCATCAAGCGCAGCGACGGGATCAGGACGATCACGTCAGCAGAGCCAGACATCGGCTCGGGCGGGTTGAGCGATTCGAGGTTGACTCGTTGCTCAAGCAGCACAACGGCGTCGCTGGCCGTGGCCTTGACGTTTTGCACCCACTTCCAAGCCACCTCGACGGCCTCGGCCATGTCGCGATCGACCTCGAACTCTTTTGGCGCCTCGCCGTCGCGCTCGACCTTGATGATCTTGCCCAGCGCGTCGTTGGGGTTGCGGTTCATGTGGAGCGCGGTCTCCAGCAGCTCGTGGGCAGCGGTGCCTAGATCTGCAGCGTCGTTGCTGCCCTGCGGGCCAGCTTCTTCCTCAAGGCGAGGGGAGGCTGGGCACGCAAGCCAGCGGTGGGCCTTTGACCCACCCAGTCGAACGTGTCCTTTGGCCATTACAGTGCAGCCGCTGCAACGATTTCGCCAGCCTTGTCTGCAGTCACTTCCGTGGTGCGGGCAAAGCCGAATTTCTGCAGCAAGTCACGTGCGGCTTGCAGGCCGTTCTTGGCGCCGTAGGCACGCACAGCGGCTGCAGCTTCTTCCACGGTTGCGGCCGGGGCTGCGACATTGTTTGCGACTTCGGGTGCGTCTTGGACGTCTTGCTCGACGGCAGCGACTACGGTCTCTGCGACGGTCTCGGCAACAGCGACTACGGTCTCTGCGACGGTCTCGGCAACAGCTTCAGCCACTGCGGCCTTGACTTCCTCGACGGCTTTGGCCTTGGGCTTGCGTGCGGCTTTTTCGGGGGCAGGCTGCGCGACTTCAGCGGTGGCTTGCGCATGCACCACGGGGCCGTGGCCAGTAGCGCTGGCGGTTGCCAAGCCAAGGTGCACCAGTGCGTCTTGCAGGGATGTACGGGAGTTGGTCTCGATTCGGATTTCGGCTTGGCCGTCGTTCAAACGCGATACATACACAAAGTTGATGGTGGCTTCATTGCTCATTCGATTCTCCGTAAAGTTGAAGAAGGCCGCGTACCTTTCGGGCCACAGTCTTCTGGATTGCCTCGTCAATGGATTTGTCGAGGTGTGCGATTCTAACCATAATTTGACTTTTTTGTCCAATTCTTCGCAAACGATAAATTGCTTGCTCGTTGTCGGACGGCACCCAAGACGTCTCAACAAAGACGCAGTGGTGCGCGGCGGTCAACGTCACGGCGGTGGCGCAAGCCGTAATTTGTCCAATAAAAACACGGACTTGCGGCTTGTTTTGGAAGCCGTCAATCGCTTGCTGGCGCAGGGCGTCAGAGTCCCCGCCCCACACGTGCACGGGACTGAACTTGGCCAGCTTTTCGCGCAAGATTGAGATCACTTCCCTGTGGTATGCAAACAACACAATCTTGTCGATCTGGTTGTTTTCCAGCATTTCGATCACGCTTTCGGCCACGGCTTCGGCCTTGGCCACGCCGCAGACCTTGCGAAACGAGGCGATGTGCGGATCCGCATCTGGGATCGGCGCACCCTCTTCCAGCCGGTAGACGAGCTCTTGCACCTCCACGCTGTCTTCCAGCTTCTTCACCGCGTCCAATGCCTTGCCGCCGTCCACCGGCAGCTCGGAGACAAAGACACGCGGCAGGTCGGGCAGCACTTCTTCGGTGACTCGGCGCAGCAAGTGCGGCGCGATGGCTGCGCGCAGGTCGGCGAGGTTCTTGTTGCCAAGTACCTTGGGGCCGTGGTCACCCATCTCCCAGCGGGTGTAGGTGTTCAAAAAGTCGGCGTAGGTGCCGCCACCCGGCAGGGCCTGCGGGAACAGTGCGCGCAGGTGCGGGAAGAGCTCAGCGGCGTTGTTGGGGGTGAGGGTGCCAGACAGGCCCCAAACGGCTCCTGCGCAGCCCGCTAGGCCGTTGTTGCGGCAGTGCGGGCCGTACATGGACTTGGTGCGGCTGCTGTCGGCGCTCTTGAGGTAGTGGGCCTCGTCGATCACCAGCACGTCGGGCCGCCATGCCGCCCAGCGGCTGCGCAGGTCTTTGTCCGTGGCCAGCTTGTTGTAGGACTCGACCTTGAGCTCGATGCCGTAGGTCGACCACTTCTCGACCTCGCGCTGCCAGTTGATCTTGGCGATGGCCGGGCAGGCCACGGCCAGACGGCGGGCGCCGGTTATGTTGC